ATAGGTACTCGTATCTCTCTCATGAAACCTTTGGTTTCAATATCTTTTAATTTATTACTTATTTGTCTATTAGGTACTAATGGCTTATTAGTAGATTGGCTATCTGACCTATAGTCATGTGAGGTGCGGTAATCTTCAGTGCGGTAATTTTTATACACCACTTCGTAGGTATCCATCCCCTTGAATCCATTAGCCCTTTTGCTGGGGGTTCTAAGTATAAGCCCATGTTTCTCTAAGGCTTTGAGGGCTGTTCTAACGGTTCTATCTGAACTTTTGTTAGTCTGTCTACACAACTCTGTTACGGAGGTCTTAAAACGGCCTTTGGAGCCCGCTAACTGGCAGATTACAACCATCAGTCGGAACTGATAATCGGTCAATGGGGTTGAAAAAGCCTCTGAAGGGATTTTCACAGGTCCTTGTCCTTAAAAGGGTCTATTTCCTTCCCATCCTCCAGGATGCGTTTGGCCACTTCATCAGATAAAACTTCTAGGACAGATGTCATGACGTAGTCAGCCATGTGTTCCACAAAGATATTCATACTCTCAATCATTCGTTCCCGAATAATCTCAACTGGTTCATCTGTGTAATCAATTTCTATCTTATCAAGTCCATCGGTTATGTCCCACGTCTCTATGCCAAAATCTTCTACGGCGCTCAAGAGAAAATGGGACATGGGAGAGTTATCCCAAACAATGCCCAAGACATCGTTGACGGTTATTTGACGAATCATTTCCTTTACAGGGTTGTCTGTTATTACAATGTCGTCAGCATCTACCAGAATGTGATCTAGGTCTGTTGCATTGTTTATAAAGCAGGTGGTCTTTACTCCATGTTCTTTACATGTGCTTATGACGCTCTCTGCAAAGTGGTTTTCATTTCCCGTTACTGGAATAAATACATTAACTTCTTTGCCGTATTTATTTAGAAGAGCAGTTACTCCCTCATCCACACATACGTCTTCAAAAGAAACAACAGCAATATTCATTTAGCCCCCTATAGAGTTTGAGATAATCTAGTAGGTGCTTTTACAACTACTGGACGATTAAGATACATGCCAATGGCTAATGAAACAAATGTTACTGACGGAACCAGCACTATAAAATCGGTCTCCACACTTAAGTGTGACCAAAGCCCCAAGAAACTAAGGGGAAGTGCAAAGTATTTGTTTAATGTTGGCTTAGTAATAAAGCCAGAAATAAATAAATCTAGGAATTCAATTACATAAGTAACTGCCATTCCTGTGAGTATTACGGATATAACCATGTCTATAGTCATAGACAGGATCCTACACCGTAGTAGTCGTGTACTCCACTCCGCCGTATGTGCGTAGGCGCCAAAAGGTGTTTGCAGGGACCCAATCATTTAGGTTATTACCCAGTCTTTGCACCTTTTGAGGTTTGTTTGGGTATAAATGGGAGTAAGAATTGTTCTCAGTGCTCTCCCACACAGCGCCAAAATCAGTTGGCAAAGAACCATCGAAGTAATCCGTTGCTGTTGGGCTTTTTTCAAACTGTATACAGTCTAAGTAAAAGGTACCAGAACCACCAGAAACAACTACTTCATAAGTTTTTGCTTCAGAAAGAGACGCATCGGTTAATACGGTAGACGTAAACCTTGACCAATTAGCCGCAGTTCCCAAAGGATGCTCACTAATAGTTCCTACTATAGTTCCCCCAGTATTTCTTCCAATTAATTTTACAGTTAAATTTGTTGTAGCCTTAAATAATCCAGAGGCTGTATAAAAAATACCATTTGTAATTGGCATTGCATTAGAGGTTAACGTCCAAGCACCTGTAGCAACAATCTTAGCGCTCTTTGTTCCTGAATATGCTAAATCAGAAACACTGTTATCTTGAGTAACAGTTGCTAATCCACTCTTTGTCCAATTATCTGTTACGTTAACTTCAAATGAAGGGTTTTTAATTAAGTTAGATTTTTTTGGATTTAAAAAGATGTCAATACTACGGGCCTCGTCATAAACTACTGAGGCTCCTGTCTGCATACATACCTGATCAATATAGTAAGTTCCAGCAGCACTGTATGCAATAGTTACAATTGCATAGACTGAGGTAGCGTCGGAGGTAGAAGTGACGTTTGATGATTTCCAAGTATTATTTGCGGCAACCGTTGTTGCAGTATTTGCAGACGATGTTGCAACTCCGTATTTATCATAATACCTAACAGATAAAGTTATATTACCAGAACTTGCTGGGCATTTTAACTTACAAGAAACAATGTATTGAGTAGAAGGTGTAACAGGTATTCCTTTAGTAATAATGTCAGAAGCACCAAGAACTGCACTACCTGAGTTGCTTGCAACAATTTTTCCAGTATACACAGTGTCAATTTGATTAATATTAGAATCAGGAGTTTGTTCAGTACTCGATGTTAAGGTTGCATTGCTTGCAACCCAATTTCCAATACCTTTATAAAAGGTGGAATCTTGAACGCTTAATAACAAATTTTTAGACACTACGATTGTTGGAGCAAACCCAATTAATGATTCGCAATAAGTTTCTAAAGCAAGTTTAGTTCCTTTTCTATAATACATATATAGCGCTTCTCGTACAAGTCTTTTTTGATTTTTAGTTGGAAGTGTGGGTTCGTATGTTAATCCGTAATTTGCCGTTTCTAAAGGAATGATTTCAATAGGGGTTTCTAACCCAGTGTGTTTTGGCTTTAATAGATCTAGTTTAGTTAGGAACTCTTCTTGAGTAAATAACATTCCGTCTATAAAATTATATAAAACAGAAGAAGTATTTATTGCTCCAAAAGGACTTTGTTCAACACTTGTGTAAACACGGGGTAACATATTCATAAAAGTTTTTTGAGCATCATGATTTTTTGGAAGAACTGTTGATATTGATCCAGCAATTCTCCACACTTTTTCACTTGTAAATATAAAAAAACGATAATAGGTTTGTCTTCCCGTGACTAACGGAATATCATTTGGGTTATCTTCTCCGTCTACAAACTCTGCCCGTGAGACATTTCCTTCCGTTGCTTGTTCTTCAAAAACTATTACCCCATCTTCAGATGTTTCTGGGTACCCAGCCTGATTTCTTACTAGTCTAACTTGAGTAAATGTTCCACGAGGAATTTGCCACGAAATTAATATTCTTGAAAAGTCCAATGCCAAAGCAGACATAGGATCAACAGAGTAAGCAAGTTTTGCAAGAGCACCGTATTTAGATGATCCATAATAATTTACACCATATTTAGCCACAATTTACCATCCTTACGAACTCAAATCGCCAGATAACAACCATTCATTTGTTCCGATTTTTATTAATCTAACTTCAGAATACTGACCTGCAGTTTTAACGTAACTAGACTTTGATCTAATTGTAACTCCAACAGCAGCAGAAACTGTAACAACACCACTTCCCTTTTGAATAATTACAAAAGTTTGTCCATCAACAAAGGGGTAGGTTGTTTCTGCTGGTATTGTTAAGGTTATGCTACTACTACTAGTAAACACTAATGCTTTACTGATGTCGTCTACACTAAGAGCGTAGGTTGTTGCAGCGCTATTATTTATAAATCTTTGGTGTGCCGTAGGAAATGCAGAGGCAACAGCAAGCCATTCACTTCCAGTCCATACATATGAAGCCTTTGCCATATTAACCTCCCATTAACATTAGGGTATCGGTCAATGATCCACCAGCAGTTACTGCTGTTGCGTCTACATTAGTAGATGAATCTACCCATATAGTTCCAGCCGCAAAATTTGAACCAGTTGGTTGAGTTGCTGCATAAATTACTGGTACTAATTCCTTGCCTCTTGTATAGAGGGTTCCATCTGGTTGAACGTTAGTTACAACAGCCGATGCGGATGTTTGAAATTCAATTAAATTTGCAGTTTGACTTGCTTTTGCTCGTATAACAAGGCTTTTAGTTGCATTTGCTGCGGAAACAATTACGGTTCCACCAACTTTAGAAACATAGTCGTCGTATACGTCTTTAATTCCGTATTCAATATTTGCCAAGCGATCCTTTAAGGTGTTCCAAGACGTAGTTACAAAATCAACATCTCCAACCCAACCAGAACCTGTTTTAATGTAAGTTCCAAGATTAGCCTGTAATGAATTCACTTCTTCTTGAAGACTGTTTACATGCTCAGCCAGGACTGTGTCAGCAAAGTCAACTTTTGTAGTAAAGGACTTTACCGTTGCGGGATATGCTGCTGTCACTTATTTTCCTCTCAGACTTAACGGTCTATTTTCTCTTGTTTGCCCCCGATTTACTGTCTTAACTACCTACCCATTGGTTGTATGGGTATGCCCACCAGCAGTTCTTGTTGCTAAAGTAGATTTTAAAGTACTTACTGTGCTCTCTAAAGTAGAGACTTTTCCTTCTAGTGTTTTGATCTTATTGGCTAAAGCCACAAGGGTTGCAGTTAAGTCCACTTCTGTAGTTCCATCTGATTGTTTTGTTGTTATGATGTGTGCAGTCAATCCAGTTAAAGAAATTTTATCGTCCAATGGCTTAATAAATATTTTTTTATTTTTGCCTTGATTTTTACCAAAAGCACCAGACCACACTGGATAATCGGGGTCTCCACCAATAAAAGTAACCCAAATACCCTGACCAACAACTGGAACATCGGTACTGATACTGGATGGCTCTATAGGCCATGCCCAATCAGTTACTTCATTTCCAGTTGTTTGAGTAATAGATATTTTTACCCGTCGTTGTTTTTGTGGGTCTTTAATATCTTTTACAATCCCACGATAAATTCCGTAATAACGTGTTACTGGATCCATTACGCCTCACTAATATTTAAATTTGCTTCGCTAAATCTAAAGATTTCTCCAGGACTACCAGATAGGGTTGTAAGTGCACTTCCTGCACCATACTCATAAAGAAGAGTTACTTTTACAGTTTTTACTCCAGCCGCTTGTTGAAGAACAAACTCAATGTCTTGAGGATAAATTGTGTCTTGGAATTTAACTCCATTATAACCAAATCCAGTCAACAATGAGTTTTTAAGGTTGGTTAACACCTCGGTGGTTGTGTATTGAGGTAACTTTACATATTGAAAGTTAACAATTACATCAATATAAGTTGGTTCTGAAACGGTAACGGTTGTTCCTATTAATACTTTATCTGCTAATGCTGTTTCAACAAGTGTTTTAATTGTTGTAAATTCAACAGTTGGATCCCCGTTATCATCTAATCCAGGTGCAATATCTGTGTCTGTTGCTGTTCTACTTGGAGATATATACAGTGTAACTGAAGTCCAAATAGAAGCAGTTGCATTTGCTTTTCCAACACCAGACACAGCAACTGCAATATCTGAAAAATCTTTTAATGTTACGGCTCTATTTCCAGACCTTAATGCTGCTGGAGCAGACAAACGTATTTGATCATTACTTTCTGGATCTGCACCACCAACACCAACAGTTGAATTTGTTACTGTTACATCTCCTTGAAGTGCAGTTACTTGTGCTTCGGAAAGACCAGTTACAGAAGTAATTGTAGTTACTATGTCAGTAGGTACGTTACCAATTGCTCCACCACCAATAGTGTATTTTGCTCTAATTTCTGAATAAGACGTTGGTATTACGCCAGATACACCGTCACCAAAATTAATTGACACAACATTATTATCATCTGTAAAAACCGCATACACAAGGTCTGTTGGACCGTAATCAATTAAATGCTGTACCTGTGTCCATTTAGAATAAATATCTCCATCTTGTATATAAATTTCTATAGAACCATCTACTACAGGACTTTCTCCAAGTTCAAAGGACATGTCAGGAGTTCCATTAGAGGTTCCAATTAACTCTCCATAAGTATTGACATCTTCTGCTACTAGTAATACTGATCGTCCTTCAGTTGCATTTACGGTATCAGTTCCTGGAGATTCTCCACTTATTGCAGAAATAACTGCTGTTTCAGTAGTTGTAAAATACACTGGTATTACGGCATCTCCAACTACAACGTCACCAGAAATAACAGAGCCACTAGGTATAGTTACTGAAGTGTCCGAAGAGTTACTAAAAGTTAAAGTTAGTGAGGCTTGTCTATACCCAGCAGGTATGTATCCAAACGTTTGAGCAATATTTAAAAGACTGCTTCTTTGTACGGCTGTTTGTAAAAATGCTTCATTTGCAGTTCTATCAATGTAATAAGAAACAACATCGCCAAGATAAGCAAAAGCCTCTACTAAAGCAACACCAAAATCTGCTGGGTCAGCCGCTGTCCAATCTGGTACTCGTTCCTGAATTCTAGCAATTAATGCTTCTCTTAAAGAATAGTAGTCTCTTCCAGTGTAATCAATTGATACTGGGATACTTGATACTGGGGCTATGCTCATAGCAACTCCTCATAGATTGGATTAGCACCATCAATAAGTGCCACACCAACGACGGTGCTTACTACTTCGTTGTTTGGCAATGCGTATACAACCTCAATTGTTAATACTCTCGTATATTCATCTATAGTTACAGTTGTTTTATCAAGCCTTAATAAAGAAAGTTGTGTAATAAATGCTTTATTTACTTCAGTTTTAACCTGAGACATTGCTGATGATTCAGTATCAAATAAAGAAAAAGGAATAAGAGTTCCAAATCCTGAACGCATTACACGTTCACGAACAGTGGTCCCTAAAACAGACCTTACTTTATCTGCCCATATTTTAGATTGAGTAGATGTTGAAGATATGTTCCCATAGGAATCAACTGAAAAGGGGAGAGATATAGTTTTTTCAGCCATTATTTACCGCTCCATCTTCTAGGCGTAATCTTATAGCCCGCACCTGTTTGTTTAACCATTTTTACAGCAGAACTTAGTTTAGTAGATGTTGGCTTTCCCATGTTGTTCGTAGCCACCTCATGTTTTACATTTCTTACAGGAACAGTTCCCGCAGAAGACGGTCTAAAGGCAGTTGGTTTGTTGCTTCCCGTACCGTCTGCTAAACAAGTGAACTCAACCTCATATCGCCCATCTCCTACCATAACGTGTTGGGCTTTATTTACAATCCAAAAACCATCACTTTGTGCCCCAGTTCCAGAGACTTCAATAGTTCTCCAAGGAGCAATCCGTGGGTCACCTTGACCAATACCCTTGGCTGAAATTCCAAAACGCCCTAACTGCGCTCTTGCATCGGCTAATGATTTAGCCATAGCACCACTTTCAATAACCGTACGTGTCTCTATACTAGAAAAAAGAGGGTCCTTTGTTGTTTTTCTTAGTTTTTTTCCAACTGTATTAGACGACGATTTAACAGAATAAGTTTTTCCAGTTACTGGATCTACACCACTTACCACGGGATTTGTTCTAGAGTAATCATTTGATTCTAAAAAATCACCAATTTTTGGTTCAAAAAACTCTAACGTTGGACCAACCATTTTGCTTGAGGGATGCTCTAAAGGAGTCGTAAAAGCCATGCTTGGAATAGTTGTCATAAACTGATCAATCATTTTATCTATAGGATGAAAATGAAGTTCTGTACCAACTACTTGTACACCATAGCCAATACGTGTTGCAAGTTCATTTAATTTTTCCCAGTAAGAATGACCAGCCAAAGATTGTTGAGTAAATCTAATTGCACTTGGAGTAATTTTTGGATTTAATTTAAACTTTGTTGCAATATCAGTTGCAATTTCACTGGCTGTTTTATTTATCCAAATTTTAGATGCACGTTCTTTTAACGGATACGAAGCACCCACACATAAAATTTTTACACTTCTATCAAATTGTTGAGATACCACGTGTGAAACATTTACTGTGTAACCAGTAAACCTTCCAGAGACTTTATCATTTTTCCAAGTTACTTCTACTGGCACACCAGTTTTAATTGCATCAAAATAAGCACTATTAAATAACGGGTACCGAAGTTCTACAATATCGTGTTTTCCCATTTCTTGATGAATAGTTATAGACCTTACTGTTCCAGTTATACTAGGAAAATCTGGATATGAAACTTTAAAAGAATTATGAAGTCTATCTTGCAAATGAGGATCACGCATTTGGAATCCTTAGTTGAGTTCCTGGAGTTATGGTAAGAGGATCTAAAATTTCAGGATTAATGTCCATAATTTCCCACCACATAGAAGGGTTTCCTAAATATTTAGTGGCTAAATTATCTAAACGGTCTGTTTCTACCCAAGTATAGTAAAAATAAGATTGAACATAAGTAGACCAATTTCTTAAAACAACAAGATCATATTGTTGTTTTCTAGAATTCCAAGTTTTAGTAAGAGTGCCGTCTACGTATCTGCTATCTAAAAATATCATTTTTATCCTTATCGAGACATAGAGTCGTCGTTGAAACGGGAACAAGTAACATTTAAATAAGAAAGAGTAGGAACCATTCGATCGTTAAATAGTGCATGAGTTACATCTAGTGAACTTATACGAACCAAATATCTAAGGCTGCTACCTAAGTGCAATTGGACTGCAACACCCTGTAACCAACCAAAATCTGCTGTACGTCCAGGTAAAAGTACACTGTTAAAAGTTGAATTTACTCCCATAATTGTTCTAAATAAATACTCCATGTCGTACATAGTTCCTTTTCTATAAATTTCTGCTAACTCATCATTTTCAGTTCTACCCTGTGGTTTATCCCAAGTTGGATATGGACTAGTTAATCCTGGTACTAATCCATTTGAATCTAAATAATTCATATCTAAAGTTCTATTTAATAACAAAGAAAAAGAAATACGGCTATTTTGCAATGCTTGAGTAAAGGCATTACCTCCAGCATCAAGTCCTGCTCTAACACCTTCCCAGTTCATTCCCTCTGCAACGCCCCAACCCATAGAAACTTCTGTAGGGTTATACAAAAATTTAAAACCATAAAGATTTGGATCATAGGTATTCCCTTGAATAATAGTATTTGCATAATTAGAAACGGTTGCTCTATCCATTTGAATAACACCTTTAGCACCATAGTTATTAGACCAAGCATCTTCTCCTTGACCAAAATTACCTGGAGCATTTGCTACACCTGCAATTTGTTCCTGAGTTCCAAGGTTATTAAAATAAGCATACTTAACCATTGGAGCATTATAGTAATAGCCGCCTTTTGGCGGTGGTGGCCCATCATTTCCTGTTAAATTTGCAGCCTTTGCTGATGCTTTAATTGTTGATGCACTTGTTTTTGCATCACTAATTATTTTTGCTGCTTGTTTTTTAGCCTGTGCTATTTGTTGAGAAATTTTTTGTTGAGTTGAAATTTTTAAAGCCGCAGCAGCGGCTTGTTCTTTTGCTAATGCCGAACTTTTTGCATTATTTGTCAATCCTAAATAAGGTAATCCAAAAAATGCAGATCCTGGTCTTGAGTATTGTCCTGGTCCACTATTTTCAGACATTATTTACTTCCCATCGATGATAGATCTTTATCTTGCATTAATAGTTCTTTAATTCTTTTAGCAAATGCAGTTGCTTCAGCCTCAGAGGCTTTGCCAATTGTAAGATTAATATTTACAGTTTTTGATCCGCCACTTATACTTGCTCCAGAAGTATCTCTTGCTCCTTGAAAAGTTCCCCAAGGAGACGCTGCAACAGCGGCTAAAACAGCAGATGAACTTTTTCCTTCTTTTAATGCCGAAAGGACTTGACCATAGTTACCGTTTTGAAGCGTTTTAACTGTTGCATCTAATCCTTGATCTTTTGAAAGGTAAGACTGAACCCCAACAGAATTCATAGAAGTAGAACCAGGAGCACCTTGAGTTGTGTTTAATGGATTCCAATTAGCAGAATTTTTTCCAAGACCAGTGGCTTTACCTCCGCCTCCTCCTTCAAACCTCATCCAAGTTGTAAGTGCTGCAAGATTTTCTGATGTTACTGGTGCACCAACTTTTTTAAGAACATCTGTTGCCCATTGGTTTTCACTAGCATTCCCCTGTATAGGAGATGGTAATTTATTTTGATCTATAATTTTATTTCCAACTTGTACTGGATTTTTTATACTCATGCCACCACCAACAACTGCAGTACCAATTGCAACAAAAGGATTCCCAGTTGCTGCAAAACCAGTAGCAGCACCCTCAGCAGTATCAAAAGCAATATTTCCAATTTTACGAACTGTATCTGGAACTGGTAATTTATTTAAAAGGTTTTGTGCTGCTTCAAAACCAGAGTAAGTTAATCCAGCAAGGCCTGCCTTTTTAGCAACGGCTGCAGCGCCTGATTTAGCAGTTGCAGTTACTGCTGCACCCCCACTTTTACCAACTACTCCTAATTTTTGAAGTCCCTTATAACCTAAGACAGTTAAGCCTACGGTTTTTGCAGTATTAAGTAATTCACTACTTGAATTTCCCAAAGGTGTACCCGATACACCATCAATAGCACCCTTAAGTTGAAGAATGTAACTTGGAGTTTTTTCTAATGCCGCATTAAAAATAACAACAGCATCAGTTGCTTTTTTATAACCTGCAAGCATGTCATCTGTTACTGTATCTGTAAGTTTTGCGTTTGCTGTTTGTTGTCTGTAAAAATCTGATGCTGGATTATCTTTTCCAGTTTCATTTAATAAACTTGGTTTTTGTCCTTGACTAATTTGTGAAAGCATAGGACGCATTAACGATTGAGTTTCTTGACTAAACCCAAGATCATTCATAACTCTATTTAAAGAACCCTCACGCAAAGAGAACTCTTGTTGTGCTGCTGTTAGTTTTTTGGTTCCATACACTTTACGATAAACTTGTGTTGCAATATCATCCATTGTTCGTGCTTTGCCAGTTTTTACATCAAGAGTACTAATTCCATATTGATAAAGATTCGCACTCATATCACCCGTGTGCAATCCACCAATAGCCATTGCTGCAGTTGCGTTTGGCATGTTATATCCTAATGCTGCACCCTTTACTTCTCGCATTGATTGCAAGAAGTTTGCTCCACCACTTAATCCATATCCAAGACTAAGAACATTTGCTGCTGCAACATCTTCTCCAGGCCCTGTAATTCCACCACCAATAGCACTGAAGGATGCAGCAGTTAAAGCACTTCTATTCATTCCTGGCATACGTCGTGTTGCATTGTAAAAACCAGCAGCACGAGGCATTACTGTTGACATGTCTGGAAGACCAGCGTATGCAGCAGATGCAACGCCTAAACCAATCTGTGCTCCAACTGTTCCTGATAATCCTATCTTAGAAACTAACCACGGCATCTGTACGTTGCCGCCACCACCACCAGCACCGTTACTAAATTGAGCATTTGATACGCCCAACCCCATGCTGGTGCCTTGACCAACACTGGGAGATAAAATATTTTTAACTCCTGAAAGAGTTCCACCAACTAAACCCTTTACACGTTTTAAAGATTTTTCAAGTTGGTCTACTTCTTTGTTAAGTTCTTTAAGGCCTTTTGTGGCACCCGAAAGGTCTTTTAATGGATCATTACTCGCCATTTAAATTCCTTCCTACTCTTATCTTGGCAACTTCTAACCAATTTAATCTTTCTCTTTTAGACATACTTTTTATGTCCTCTAGAGACCAGCCTTTATACGTTTGAGTTAATGCCGACCACTCATAGAATAGTTGCCCATAACTCGTATTACTAGAACTGAAATAAGGATCCTAAATTAATAGGAACCAGTACCTCACTTCCTGTGTCTGGGTCTGTAACAACTACATCCTCAAATTGAGGACCAGGTGCTCTTTTATTAATTTCATCAATTATTGTTCTACGATCAATAACGCTAAGTGCTTGAACTTGTGCGGCACTATACACTGGAGCAGAATCAATTTGAGTAACTGTTCCCTCTAGTACAATAGTGCTTAGTTCTGCTGACGTCTTGTCCATATTATCAATCATTTTCTTTTGAACAATTCCATCTGGAAGACGAACAGTAAATTGATTCTTTTTACCCTTAACCGTAAACATACGATCATTTAGTGGATCAGTAAGAATTTTATTTTTAATATCAACAAGGATATCTACTTCTACTAATTTTTCTTCACCATCTAAAAATACTGGAATTTTAACTTTGTTACCAAAAGTAACTCTTAAAATTCCAAGCAAGAGAGCATCTCGATCTCCAATTAGTAATTGATCAAGCATTTTTTCATCTGCTTTTTCATTACCAATTTGAACCGTTCCACGTTGCAAAATAATCATTAAGGCTTTTCCAATGTTACTTGTTTTTGCAATAGCCTCTTCATCTCTACCTGTAAGTTCACGAACCTCAGCAGTTCTGATGATCTCCCCAGTGGCTGTAATAAAGCCACCAGGAAGATCAACAGTTGTATCCGAAGGTGAATTGATTTCAGGCAGTACTTCTTTTGGCGTTTCATTTAGCGCCTTGTTTAACATATCGTTTGCCAATACGGGATTAACCGCTGCATTAATTGTATTCGTCATTGTTATCCTTTTGTTAGATTATGCTGGAAATGCTGCTGCTGATGTTGTTAGGTTTGCTGCCCAGTTAACATCAAAGCCCTCATGGACTAGAGTCATCTGTTCAACAAATAGAGCGTTGTCACCAGCGTTTAGGTCTGAGTATGCCACAGCAGTTGGCCAGCAGTTGTACACATTAAAGCGCATTGCTACATGGTCTGTTTGGGCAGCAGTTGTATCCGCTGGATTAGCACCAGGAATTGGATGTGATAGTACTGCAATTTCTAAATCACAACGAAAATTCTGAGTTGCAGAACGAGTTCCTCCACCTTGAACAGTTGCAAACATATTTCGCATCCAGTCATAGTTTTGGGTTGTATTTAGAATTACACCACGTTGTAATGTAATAGGAGCAAACGAAGTCTGTCCTGGAATTTGGTGAACGGTAGTGTTGTACCCACCTTCACGGTAAGGAATAGAGTCTGTTGTGACAGCCATACCCGATACAGATGTAAAACCAAGAGTCGCTGTTTGAAGAGCGGTTGTGGCTGTACTTGCTGTTGGTAATGCTTTAAACGTAACTAAAAACCGAAAGTTACGTAATGGATCGGTAATTAATGATGACCGATTATTAATGATTGTAGGCATTTATTTATTTCTCCTTCGGATTAGTTCAGCGTCTTTTGGCTGAGGTCGATGACGATGAACTCTGCTGGGTACTGAAGAGCCACACCAATTTGGATGTGTACTTCACCATTTGCAATTGTTTGTGCGCCGTTATTTTCAGCATCGCACTTTACAAAATATGCTTGTGAAGCAGTTGCCCCACGCAAACCACCTTGATTACGATATTCATTTAAGAATGAACCAAGAGTAGTGTTAATACGTGACCACAATTTTTCATCATTGTTTTCAAAAATTGCAAACTCTGTTAGGTTCTTTAAATTCTTACGAATGTAGATTAAAGAACGACGCATGTTTACATACTTATTTGCAGTTCCATCTTGCTTAAGTGTGCGAGCACCCATTACTGAAAGTCCAGCGCCAGGAATTTGACGTATTGGATTTACAGGAGAAGTACTTGCATTCATAGAATCTAATTCTGTAGATGTAAATGTTTTTTCTACAGCAACAATTCCTAACACTGGACTTGCAATACCAGCAGGGGCTTTAAATACACCACGGCTAGCATCAGTAGAAAGATATAAACCAACTACAGCACCCGCTGGTTCTATTTTACGAAGAGCACCTGTACCACGTCCAAGTGGGTCGGCTACATATACGTTTGGATAGTACACAGCAGCATTGCTTGTATCAGCAAGGCTTCCAGCAAATGAAATTGCATTTGCTACTGTTAAATCAGGATCAGTTCCCAAAACTACAAAGCCATTGTTATTTGTTGCCCAAGAAGTTGCAGCATCAAATACAGCAACTGTTCCAGAAGCCAATGCATTTACGTTTGGAAGGAAGACTACTAGTGGACGATCAAAAGATGTAAAGCGTTCAAATACTGAAGAACCGCCAGCCTTATAGTTGGTGTAATCAGTAGAAGTTGTTGCTGTGCCGTTTGATCCGCTTGTTAGTGGGTAAGTAGCACTTGTGATACCTTGACCAGCATAACCAGTCAAAACAGCAACTGAAATATTTGGTGATAGCAAATTAATTACAGTTGGAGCATAGTCACTGGAGGTAGCATCATCAAAAACAATATTTGCATATTGTTCAAGAAGAATGTCGTCAGTAACATCATTTGATACACCAGCCTCTTTGTAAAGAGTTAGTGTATAAGTACTAGCAACTTCACCAGCAGTCATAACAACCCGTAAATTATTTCCATCTGTTCCAGCATTTTTAGATGTAACAGTTACTCGTGGAGTGCTACCTGAATCTACTAAATTTGTAGATGCAGCAACAGCGTTAGATGCTAGTAAACGTTGAACGTAAAGTTCACGTCCACCATTAGCAAAGAATGAGCCAACTTGAAAAGTGGCTGGATAAGAGGCGTTGTAACCTCCAAAGTACTTGGTAAATTCATACCAAGATGAAACAAGCGTTACTGTTTCTGGGCCTTGTGCAAAAGGTGCAACAACTGCGCCAGCAGCATCTGCAGTAACTCCATTAGGAATTACTGGTGGTAATAGGCGCTCACTAATGTAAACACCTGGACGGCTATAAGCCATGATTTCTCCTTACTAGTTGGGTAGGGGTTTCCTTATGGTGCCTGTATTGTGTACGAGATTGGCGTAAATTGACCACGACCAATTTTGGCGCTGCCAGTTGTGCCTGTGACGTTTAGTTCAAGAACCTTGTAGAACTTGTTATAAAGTTCTGGTGCTATCTCGCTAGAGACACGCACTGTTATTGCATTTACAAATAAACGTTTTCCTTGTTCTGTAATATCTCTTTT